CCTGTTCACAAACCGAGTTCTCCTATATTATTTTTCAAAATCTAACGGAATCTAATATGACAAAGGCAACTCCGGTACACGACAGGCTGTTCGGAATACTGATTCAATCGAAGGTCGAATCACCCAGCCTGATCCCCATCGAACTGAACGTGACGCAGGATGAATTCGACACGCTGAAGATCGAAATGGACAAAGTGCTCATGTATCCGAACGAGGATCGTGAGTACGCGAACCAGTTCTACGGAACAAAGCTGGTAATCGTCGATGACCACTAAATCCAAGCGCCGTCCATCCAAGCTCACCGAGCTTCAGGCGGGTTTCGTCGACGCCAAGATGCACGGGCTAAGCGACAACGCCGCCACGCTCGAAGCGGGTGGTACGAACAGCTCACTCCTGGCTCGCTCGAACACGGTCAAGGAGGAGTTGGCCCGTGCACGGGAAGAGATCAGCGACCTGACCACCTTGAAACGGCTGGATGTGATCGAAGGAATCATGGATGGCATCGGGCTGGCGCGTGTACAGGCTGACGCAGGGAATGTGATCAAAGGTTGGGTCGAAATCGCCAAGATCCTCGGCCACTACGCCCCTGACGTGAAGCGCGTCGAGCTGACGATCAAGGAAGACCGTATACAGACCCATCTACGCAGCCTGCCGATGGATGAGTTGTTGAAAATCGCCTCGGGTGAGTCCACTGCAGCGATTACCGTGGACGGCAGCTACCATGAGGTCTCTTAAAAGAGAGTGTAAGAGTTGCGAGGAAGTCAAGCTCGGCAAGGAATTTTCTTCGCCGGAGGCCGAAATCTGCACGTTTTGTGCCAGTTCCGGCAAAAAGGCCCGTCAGACCCCTGAAATTGCCCCTCAGACAGCCCCGCCAGCGCCAAAACAGCCCCGCGCCAAGGCCCAAGTGCCGGTGGAGCCTGAAAAGCCCACCTACGCCCCTGGGGACGAGCCCCTGACGACGTTCCCGCTGGTGGAGTTGGACCCTCAGAACCCCAGCGTGCAGGAGTTGGCTCGTCGGGCGGCGGCGCACAGCTACCTGTTGCCGTTCATCCAGCGGTTTCGCCCGAAGTACCAGGCCGGATGGGTCCACAAGGACATCTGTCGTCGGCTTGAGCGCTTCATGAAGCAGGTGGAGAACCAGGAGTCGCCGCGCTTGCTGTTGATGATGCCGTACCGGCATGGGAAGAGCGAAATCACGTCGCGTCACTTCGCGCCGTTCGTCCTCGGCCACCACCCGGACTGGGAAATCATCTCAGCATCGAACGCACAGTCCCTGGCAACCAGCTTCTCGCGCTACATTCGAGATCTAATGCGCTCTGACGCGTTCACATCAGTTTTCCCGACGCGCTTAGATCCAAGTTCACAGGCCGTTGAGAACTGGAACACGGTCGGTGGCGGCGGCTACATGGCCGCAGGTGTCGGCACAGCGATCATCGGTCGAGGTGCACACATTCTCAGCATCGACGATCCGGTGCGAGACGCGGAAGCGGCGGACAGTCAGGTGCAGCGTGACAACACCTGGGAGTGGTACAACTCGACGGCGTACTCACGTCTCGCACCCGGTGGCGGGGTGCTGGGCATCCTGACCTGCTGGAACGACGATGACTGGGCCGGTCGGATTGAGCAGACGATGGCCGCGGGCGGGGATCAGTTTGAAATCGTCCGCTACCCGGCGATCAACGACCAGGGGGATGAGTACATTCTGCTGGATGACACGATCCAGCAGTTTCCACCGGGGTCCACCGTGCCCGAGGGTGCGAGGCTCACGCGGAAGAAGGACACCGCGCTGCACGAGGAGCGCTACTCACTTGCCGCGCTGCTGAAGATCAAGGCGAACTACTTTGCCTCCGGTCAGAAGCGCTGGTGGTCGGCGGGCTACCAGCAGAACCCCGCCCCTGAAGACGGTGCGTACTTCACCCGGAAGATGTTCAGCTACTACGCCAGTCCCCCGGCGCGGCGGCATGTGAACGTGTTCCAGGCGTGGGACTTTGCGATCACGGAGTCACAGCAGAACGACTACACAGTGTGTGTGACCGTGGCGCAGGACGCGGCGGACAACATCTACGTGCTGGACGTGGACAGGTTCCGCAGCAGTGACGGCGAGGCGATCGCGGAGCGGATCTTGAAGAACTTCGTTCAAGAGGGCGCGGACATGCTCGGTGTGGAGGACTCGCAAATCTGGAAGTCGATCGAGTCCACGTTCACCCGGCTGTCAGGCGAGCGGAAGGTCTACCCGTCGTATGAAGTCCTGAAGCCGTTCACGGACAAGTTTGTCCGTGCTCAGCCGCTGCGTGGCCGCATGCAGGCCGGGAAGGTCTGGTTCTGCAAGAGCCACCCGTACTACGAAGAGCTGGAGAAGGAAATGCTGCGCTTCGGCGCGGGTGGGAAGCACGACGATCAGGTGGACGCACTCGCCTGGGTCGTCCGTCTGGTCCTGAACAAGAACGCACCGCGTTTACCGGAGCCTCCGAAGATGAAGAGCTGGCGTGACAAGTTGAAAGACATCGGCATGAGCGGCAGCACGTCGCACATGGCCTCCTGATGGTAAAGCTCCCACAACTGCAGCTCGTGATCACATCGAGCGACGACAACACGGCGGCGATGGAGGCCCACGCGCTGACGAAGAGCCTGGACGCGAGCCTGGAGTTCTACAACCGGGTGTTCTCGCTCGACGGGAAGAACGTGATCGTGAAGCGCACGGGCATCGTCAAGCGCGTGCTCGTCGTGCCGGAGGCGTTGTACGGAGCCTACGGCTACGTCTACACGAAGGAGGATGTCGTTGCCCCGGACGACCACGCTGCGCTGCAGGTCACGCGCGAGGTGCGGAAGATGACGAAGGCAGGGGTCACGACCTTCGACCCGGCGTACGACGTAGCGTCGGCGGGCGAGACGCGTGTGCACATGAACCGGGACTGGCTGGATACACGCCCGAAGACACAGCCGGCCACAGGTACACCAGTCGTACTGAAGCAGGAGTCGGCACGGGTCATGTGGTGCGGGGATTCATGCCGGATGTACGCCGAGGTCGAGGCTTACGACACCTCGGGTCTTGGGTTTACGGACTACCCCGGTCGGAACCACTACACACGTACCTCGCTCTACGCTGCACCGCAGGCGCTGCACCATGCCGGGGGGCTGCGCTGGCCCACGTTGTCGGACCCCGTGCTGACCACCCCGGCGGTCGGGGTGACGAACAACGCCACCTCGATGTTGTTCGGGAAGTACTTCAAGAAAGTGAAGGTGGGTGCACGGGTGGTCGACACACCGCTCTACGTGCTGTGCGCCGGTATACGTCGGGTGACGAACGCGCTCACCGGCGAGGTGACACGGTATCTGCAGGTGTTCGGGCTGACACAACGCCCTGGAGCTATCGCCCTGTACAGCCTGAACCTGACGACGAACGTAGCGACAACCGTAGCGTCAAGCCGCGGTCTCAGTCTGTTAGCGTTTTTGCCTGACGCGATCGTGAATGCAGTGATGAATTCAAGCGGGACGAAAGTGGCAACGCTCATTGCCGGGGTTGTGGAAGAGTGGGATTTGACGACGAACTTTGCCACGGCGCTGCCCAGTACGGTGTTCTCACCGTCAGGCACAGGGGTCTCGTTGACGATACCGACGCTGACGCCGACCTACAGTGTGGTTCAGAGCGGGTTGAGTTATTCAGACGCCATCAACTACCTCGCTGGGAACCCGAACCGCTTTGGTCACGGGCTCATCGGCGGCTTGTTGCTCAACGGGCCGAGTTACATGCACGAGGTGCGGCGTTGGGAGTACCCGCCGCAAAACATCGTCAACCCAGGCAGTTCCGAAAAAGCACTCGGGTTGGACTACGTCGGGGACAAGCTGGTGCTGATAAAGCAGTCCGGCTCCGGGTCGGAAACGTACACAGCCAGCGGGTACATGGTCGAGCAGGTGATCTTGTCGGGTCAACCTATGCCTGCCATCCCCGCGGCTCAGAGCTTCGAGACGCAGCCTGCCGTTGTAACGTATGAGACGACGGCGACAATCACCTGGACGCTGGACGGGGCCACGCTCCTGACGTTTAACGCCGACACACCGCACATCACGGCGGATTTTTCGAACGCGACGTATACCGGGTCTTCGTATGTTGCCCACCCACAGGTGACGTACGGTGGTGGGGTGCACCTATCGCAACGCATCGTCGGGGTGGACCTGCGCAAGGGCTTGCTTCTGATAGAGCGCATCACAGGGTCAACACCCGGCTTCACGTTCGACAGTCAGACGGGGAACGTGTTCAACCCGCAGAACCTGTCGACCTACGTTTGCCCGCCAACACAGGTACAGCACTCGGTGTCTCTATACGACAACCTGGGGGGTGTGTTGTGGTCCGGGAGTGCGGTGAACTATACCTGGACGCAGTACACAGGCATTGTCGCGTCGACAATCCCCCAACCCCCGCTGCAGATCGAGTCGTTCGCCGTGAGTACGGACGGAAAGAGGGCGGCGTTCTCAATGCCGATACCGCTGCTGAACCAGCAGAGCGGCTGGTTGGCAAACCGTTACCCCAGCACGCGATGGGTCATACAGCAGGGGATGTTCGACATTACGACGAACGCGCTGGGGCAAAAAGTGGCGACACCGACGAGTGTGGCGGCAGACAGTGTAGGCGGCACGTCGTTCTATTCGCATAGCCACGGCTCGGGTAACTGGTGGGGCCACCTGTACGACCTTGTGTTCGCGTGAACCGTACTCTGATAGACTATTACGAAATCTAACGAGGTCAAGCGCCATGATGGGTGAGCTGGTCATGCGGTGTTTTCATGCGCGAACCGCCGCGCACGTCCTGCATTTGCAGACCCGTTCCTACGCCACGCACAAGGCGCTGAACGAGTTCTACGACGAGATTATCCCTTTGGCCGACACGCTGGCCGAGGTGTACCAGGGGGACTACGGCCTGATCGAGAGCTTTCCGGCTAAGTACGTCCACAGCTCTGACGGACTCTCACTGATGCTGGATCTGGGCAACTGGATCGAGAAGAACCGTTCCCAGTGCTGCGACGAAGACGACACCTACCTGCAGAACATCATCGACGAGATTGTCGCGTTGGTCCGGCAGACCTCTTACAAGCTGAAATTCCTCAAGTAAACCGCCCATGCCCATTGATCACGACATCGCTGAAGAAAACTGGACCCGCTTTCAATTCTGTCGGGATCGCGGGCACCTCGATTTCATCACGAAGGCGGATCGCTGCGAGCAGTTCTTTGCCGGCCAGCAGTGGAACCTGGATGACCTCGCCAAGCTGCAGGATCAGAAGCGCCCAGCGATGACGATCAACAAGATCATCTCGACCATCGGCACGATCCTGGGTGAGCAGATCTACAACCGTACCGAGGTGCTGTTCCGCCCCAGCAACGGTTCACCGGCTGAGACCGCCGACGCGCTGACGAAGGTGTGGATGCAGATTTCCCAGTCGAACCAGCTCCCGTGGGTGCGTTCGGATGTGTTCTGTGACGGCGTAGTGCGTGGGCGCGGCTTCTACGACATGCGTATGGACTTCAACGAGTCGATGCAGGGTGTGATCAAGATCGCGCTGGAAAACTCGAAGAACGTAGTCATCGACCCGGACGCCGAGGAGTACGACCCGGATAGCTGGGCCGACGTGACGAAGACGAAGTGGTTGACGTTCCAGGACATCGCCACGCTGTACAACCAGGACGATGCGGACTACCTGAAGGACCGCGAAGGCAGCGCGTTCCCCTACGGCTACGATTCGATCGAGCGTGTGCGGGACCGCTTCGGTACGAACATGCCGCTGGGTGGGTTCTACGGCACAGCGGACCCGCACGGTGTGCGCCGGAACATCCGGGCCATCGAGCGCCAGCATCGGAAGCTCGACAGCGCGCTGCACTTCGTTGACATCGAGACCGGGGACATGCGCCTCATCCCGGTGGACTGGGACCGCGAGAAGATCGGCTCCGTGCTGCAGAAGGCGGGCGGGAAGCTGTCCACGCACAAGAAGCTGGTGAAGCGCATTCGCTGGACCGTGACGGCAGACAACGTCGTGCTGCACGACGACTGGTCTCCGTACCGTCACTTCACGATCGTCCCGTACTTCCCGTACTTCCGCTACGGCAAGACCATCGGCATCGTCGAGAACCTGCTCGGCCCGCAGGAGATCCTGAACAAGGTGTCCAGCCAGGAGCTGCACATCGTGAACACCACCGCGAACAGCGGCTGGATTCTGGAAGGCGGCTCGCTGATCAACATGTCGGTGGACGAGCTGGAGAACAAGGGTGCCCAGACAGGGCTCGTGATCGAGTACGCGAAGGGCTCACAGCCTCCGGTCAAGATCACCCCGAACCAGACGCCAAGCGGCCTGGACCGGATCAGCTTCAAGGCTGAAGAGCACATCAAGACGATCTCGAACATCAACGACTCGATGCAGGGTAACGACCGCGAAGACGTGGCGGCGAAGGCCATCGCCTACAAGCAGCAGCGCGGTGCCGTGAGCATGACGAAGGTGCTGGACAACCTGGAGCGCACGGACTGGATCTTGGCCCGCAACGCGCTGGACTTGATCCAGGACTACTACACGGAGTACCGCCTGCTGAACATTACCCACGAAGGCCCCCAGGACGAGCAGGAGACGATCGAGATCAACAAGTACGACTCGGCCACCGGCGCGATCCTGAACGACCTGACGCTGGGTGAGTATGACATCACGATCACATCCAGCCCGTACCGTGCGTCGATCGAAGACTCGCAGTTCGAACAGGCGCGGGCGCTGAAAGAGCTGGGGGTACATATCCCGGACGACGTACTGATTGAGAACAGCCGCTTGCAGCGCCGTGCGGAGATCATCAAGCGGATCAACGCACAGGCCGAGTCACCCGAGGCCCAGGCCGCGAAGCAGCTACAGATCCGCGGACAGACGGCAGAGGTGGCGAAGACCGAGGCTGAGGTTGGGAAGATCCAGACCCAGAGCCAGCTCGATGCAGCCCGTGCGCAGAAAGAAGCGCAAGAGGCGCAAGGCGGGCAGGGTGGCCCCAGCCCGGAGATGCTGAAGTTGCGGCAGGAGCATGAGCTTGCCCAGCAGCGCATTGCGCTGGAGCGGCAGAACTCGGATCGTGAGTACGCGTTGAAAGAGCGCCAGGTGCAGCAGGAGCTGGCACTGAAGGCGCGTGCTCACGATCAGGACATGCAGATGCGCAAGGATGAGATGGCCCAGAAGATGCAGCAGTCCCGCGACGACGCGGTGTTCAAGCGTGCACAACAGGTTCGGAAGGATCAGGAAAGCAGTTCGTCAACGTCAGAGGAGCAGTAAATAATGTTCAAGAAATTCTATGTGTACCAGAACGAAGCCGGCGACGCTGATGGCGGTGGCGGGGCGGTAGATCGTGGCGATGTGGTGGACGATGAACAGATCGCCGTCGCAGAAGCCGAGCGCGTCGCTGCCGAGGCCCTGGCTGCGAAAGCGGAGGAGAAGGACGAAGTCGACGAGAAGGATGAAGTCGACGAGCCCGCGCGCGATAAGGAAGGCAAGTTCACCAAGAAGGCCGAGTCGGGCAAGGGCAACGGGGTCATCCCGCTTGACCGCCACGAGGCCGTGCTGGGTAAGGAGCGCGCCGCCCGTGAAGCCGCAGAGCGTCGTGCCGCGACCTTGGAGTCCCAGATAAAGCAGGTGGACCGGAACGCGGACAACGAGAAGCTGGAGAGTGAGATCGAGGAGCTGGAGAAGAAGCACTCGAAGCTCCTGCTCGACGGCGACGACGTAAAAGCCGCCGAGGCGATGAAGGACATCCGCTTGAAAGAGCGTCAGATTGCGCTCTCGCAGAACCAGAACATGACCGCGCAGGCGAAGGATCAGGCCCGCGAGGAGATCCGTCTGGACATGGCGATCGAGAAGCTGGAAGTGGACTACCCGCAGTTCGACGAGAAGAGCGACGAGTTCGACGAGGAGCTGGTGGACATGGTCCTGGCCGTGCAGCGCCAGAAGATCAACCAAGGTGTATCGCCCTCGAAGGCACTGCTCGATGCAGCGGCCAGCGTGATGAAGCGCATGGTCGTCACGGAGACCACAACTTCGACGAAAAAGCTCGACGCCGCGAAGGACGTGACCACGGATCGCAAGGCCGCACAGGTGGCGAAGAACCTGGACACCGCGGGCAAGCAGCCTGCGAGCTTGAAGGAGTCGGGTAAGGACTCGGACAAGGCCGGCATGAAGGAGTTGCCGGACCCCTCGAAGATGACGTTCGACGAGTTCGAAGCGTTACCCGAGGCCACGAAGTCGAAGCTGCGGGGTGACGTGCTGTGAGCACCGACAACCAGATTGAACAAGAAATTCAGGCCAAGGGTCTGACGGCACCGCGCATCACGCCGGCTGACATCGAGGCGAATATCGACCAAATCGAAATCGTCAAGTTCGTCTCGTCGTCCGGTCAAGTCCTTCGCTGGGCGGTAATCACATCTGAAAACGGCTATGCCGTCACCGGTAAGCCTTCGTGCTCAGTCTCGTCCGCGAACGACAACGCTGAAATCGGCGAGAAGATCGCTATTGAGAACGCTAAAGGGGAGCTGTGGCCGCTGATGGGTTACGAGCTGAAGAGCAAGCTCCGCAGGGAGTCGCGAGGGGATGTTAACTCTTATCAGGCTGAGCAATTGCTTTGGCACGCCGAGATGAAGAACCAACTGCTTGACCTGTTGCAGATCAGTGACCCTTCGAACATTGTGAAGCATGTGGCACGGCTGAAAGCAAAAGCATAAACCGAATCTTCAACGCGAAAGGAGGTGATCCCGGTGGCAACCAAGAAAGGAAAAGGAGGCAAGGGCGGCGGCAAGAAGTGCTGACTGTTTATTGCTAAGTCTAACGAACTCTGATAGAGTCTACGCATCCGATTGACGCCCGTAAGGCGTCAACCTGCCACGGGTTTGTACATGGCGTCGCCAAGCTCTAGGCGTTAAACCGAGCCGGTTCGTCTCCGAGATAGGTCGTTTCGCCGCTGTCAGCGACAAGACAGATGCACGACGCCGCAAGAGCGCGTCAGAAACGTATCCCTCATCTATCTCAGGAGACATGCCAAGTGGCAAATACCAATTTTGCATTGATGACCGACAACCAGAAACTTGTCTGGTCGATGGACTTGTGGAAGCAAGCCCGCAACCTCAGTTTCACCAACAAGTTCCTCGGTAAAGATTCCAACTCCGTCATTCAGCACATCACTGAGCTGAAGAAGACCGAGAAGGGTGCCAAGGCTGTGATCACGCTGATCGCCGACATGGAAGGCGACGGCATCTCCGGGGATCGCACCCTGGAAGGCAACGAAGAAATCCTCAAGCAATACGATCAAGTGATCCGTATTGACCAACTGCGTAACGCCAACCGCAACGAAGGCCGCATGGCCGACCAAAAGTCGATCATCAACTTCCGCGAGCAGTCCCGCGACAAGCTGGCTTACTGGCTGTCCGACCGTATCGACCAACTGTCGTTCCTGACCCTGGCCGGCGTGTCGTATGTCAAGAAGAACAACGGCGCAAACCGCGTCGGTTCCGACCTGCAGTACCTCGAATTCGCCGCCGACATCAAGGCTCCCAGCTCCAAGCGCTTCGGTCGCTGGAACAACACCTCCAAGGCAATCGAGTGGGGTAACGGCAGCGGCACGATCGTTGCAACGGACACCCCCGCCTGGGAAATGCTGGTGGCTGCCAAGGCGTATGCCAAGGACAACTACATTCGCGGCGTGCGTGATGCAGGTGGCGAGGAGACCTTCCACGTCTTCCTGACTCCGCAAGGCATGGCGCGTTTGAAACTTGATCCGACCTACATGGCCAACTTGCGCTATGCGCAGACCCGCGACGACAGCAACCCGCTGTTCACCGGCACTACCGTCAAGGTGGATGGCATGTATCTGCACGAGTTCCGCCACGTCTACAACACCTCCGGTGCCGCGTCTGGTTCCAAGTGGGGTGCAGGCGGTCTGGTCGACGGCTTCCAAATGCTGTTCTGCGGTGCACAGGCTCTGGGTATGGCTGACCTGGGCAACCCGG